AACGTACGTACCACTTTCAACGGGAGTGGTGCTTACACCGATGGTCATACTGTCAACGTGCCAGCAATGGACATGGACGCGCAGCTTGACCCAACCCACCAAGCGATCATGCGTGGCTATCATATACACGAGGTCAGCCACGTTACTGACACTGACTTCAGCGTGTTCAACAAACGTGGCGTCAAGAAGATCAAGGACACATGGAACTGCTGTGAGGATGTGTTCGTAGAGCGCAAGGCTATGGAGAAATTTCCAGGAGCAAGGCGTTCTCTCCAACAGACAATCAATCACGTACTTGAGAAAGAGAACGAGCACTGGGCTGACAACCCAGAGAAGGATGAGAAGCGTCGAGAGAAGTGGTGGACAGAGATACCATACGCTGCTCTGCAAGTGGCTCGTAGGAAGATGGGGTACGACAGCGAGGCACTGGATCAGTACATTGATGACATGCCAAAGGAACTAATGAGAGAAGCGCGGAAGTTCTCCACGAAGATGATCGACGCTGACAATTCACATGATGCTCTGGCGGTTGCTCGTGCAATCGAGCGCCGCATGAAGAAGCTTGGTGAGGAGTACGTCGAAGAGGAACAGGAGAAGCAACAGCAAGGGATCGGTCAGCCCAACCCAGAAGGTGACGAGCAAGGGCGTATTGAGAACGGTAGCGATCAAAACTCTGACGACGGCGACAGTGATGGCGACGGAGACGACAACGGTGATGACGATGGCGACGGTACGAACGGTGGCGGCGACGGCGAAGACGGTGACGGCGGTGCTGGCGGCGACGGCGGAGAAGATGAAGACGGCGATGCTGACACTGGTACGAACGCTCAACCCATTACCATCGATCCCAACGAGGGTGGCTTCAGTACTGCTGATGCTGAAGAGCGTGCAAAGGGTGCGATGAACGCTGTCTTTGGCAAGTACTCAAGCAAGGATGCCAAACACGTTTGCACTGACAAAGCGGAAGTGTTCGACGATCACAAGCAAGTTTGGTCGTGGCTGTATGATGTTGCCAATAGAACGGACAACGGTAAACGCGTCCACGCGCACATCAAAAACAACATTCAGGGACATAGGACTACGCCCCATGGGAGTACGCATCTTACCACCAGAAACAACACGAAGATTATGAATGAGCGTATGCCTGATGATGTTCGTTTGTATAGCGCTAGACTTGCACGTCTACTGTTGTCGCAAGAGGACAGACGTAAAGAAGGTGGTCATCGTTCTGGCAAGATCGATGCGCGTAGGCTTTCACAAATCAAAGCAGGCAACACCAATGTCTTTGCACGTAACAGTGTAACCAAGACTGCTGAGACGCGCATCATGGTTGCGGTTGATGGTTCGTCCAGTATGCAATGGGAGCCTACCGTTTCTGCAATACTGGCTCTCAACCAGTGCCTTGGTCGTGCCAATGTCAAGTTTGATATTGTCGAATGGGGTGGCGTATCATGGGGGCATCAAGACAAAGTGTTTGGAGACAGACCTTGGCTTGTCTATCACAAGAAATCTTCCGACAACTGGCGAAAGATCAACACTGGCTTTGAGTTCCAGCCAGTCGGCGGCGACACACCCACGTACTCTAGCATGGTTGGTACTGCTCGTATTATGAGCGAGTGGCAAGAGCCTCGACGCGTGCTCCTGTTCCTTACTGATGGCAAACCCAATGGTAGGGAACATGAGAGCAAGGTGGTTGGTGATCTTGTCAAGGATATGTTCGCTGGCGGTATCGAAAGCTACGCCGTTTATATTGGACGGCAGCTCAAAGAAAATTCTGTTACGAGACAATTGTTGGACATGATGTTCGATGACAAATGGACAGAGTGTACGTTCGAGAAGCTTGGCGAGACATTGCTCGGCGGTATCGAGAGGCTGCTCATCAAAGGGGGTCACGCCCATGCCGCGTGATCTCAAACTACCCAGAAGTTTTGACCCGAAGGTCAATCCCACCATGAAACGAGACTGGTTCAAGCTGGCTGATGGCTGGCGACCACACTCATGGTGGTGGCATGTGGCGTACGTCATCCGATCAAAGCGCGTACGCCACGCCGATGAAGAAAAGATTAAGCGCGTGATGCGCTTGATCGATAACAAACTTCCCCATCTACAGGAGGATTACACCCGTGGAAGTACTAACACAAGCAGTACTCTGCCTAGCATTGAACGTATACTTCGAGGCGAGGTCAGAGGATACGAGGGGACAACTCGCCGTGGCTGAAGTCACACTCAATCGAGTGAAGAGCGAGAAATATCCCGACAATATTTGTGATGTTGTGTGGCAACGAAAGCAGTTTAGTTGGACGCACGATGGCAAGAGCGACAACCCAAAGCACGCAAAGGCTTGGGAGAAAGCGCAACGAATAGCGCTGTTCGCAATCACGACAGGCAACAAGATAGTGGGAGATGACGTCACCCACTATCACGCAAGTTATACGCAACCGTACTGGACAAACTCTTATGAACGCGTTGCGCAAGTTGGAACACATATTTTCTACAAGAGAAAGGGTTAGAATATGTTGGTAAGAAATAAAGTTGAGGTAGTGAACGCGCTCAAGCGAATGGAAGTTAAGGTCGGTAACTTACGCCTTGAGTTCAAAGCGACAGGCAACCCACGAAAGTATGACATGGATGAGATGCTTACGCTCATCGACAAAGTTAAATCTAATTTAGCAGGAGCAGAAAAGACATGACGGATTTTAATCACGAAGATGTATTAAGAGAAAAGATGCTTGCGTTCGAAAGAGCGCAAGTGAAACTCAAACTAAGACCAGTGCTTCCGTGCGATAGGAAAAGCGAAGACCGAGTTATTAAGACTTCCGAAGAAAAGCGCGAGGCCAGGATCAAACTCTACGAAATCATCTTAGAGAACATGAACGACAGCGAAGTCGTGACCGCGCAGGAGATAGCCGTTCGTACGAACATACCAATGCAGTCGGCAGCGAACTACTTACGCTCGATGGAGAAGGAAGAGTATGTGGCTGCGATACCCAGAGTGAGTAAGAATAATCGATGCTGGGCGTTCGCAAAAACAGGGAAGATGGTGGCATGACAGAAAAGAAACCAACAGCGATATACAAGTTTACCGAGCATGAGGTTATCACCCTCATGCTTGCGTTAGAAGATGGGATCAAGACAGGGAGAGAGCGCAAAGAAAAAAAGGCAGTCAAAGATATGATGGCGTTATTCGAGCGCCTCATGCTTGACCTTGCGATGGCGAAGATGCTCTGGGATGAGCAGTCGGATGGAAAGTATTTGCAATGAGCGAAGATCGCCAACCAGAAATCAAATACGTACGAAAGAGATTGTATGTCACCGACGACCAAACGCCTGCGTTGTCGGTTGATGATGATGGATATGTGCGCTGCGGCCTGACCGTTGATATGCGTACGAACGATATGCTTGTCTTGGGACTGGTGCTGTCACTCAAAAATAAGAAATGGAAAGCTGACCTGATCGAACGCGTAAAAGAAAAGATGGAAGGTGCAACGACGCCGACATCTCGAAGCGTTCGCATCATGGAACTTTTAGGCGACGATTAATCATGTACTAGGGGGCACCCGAGAAGGCTTGGCTGAAATGAAAAACCGCCCAGTAGATCAAGCTGATTAGCAAGCCCACACAAGACCCTACTGAGCGGTTTTATTTTTCCCCACACCGATCATGTAACTCGGCGGTAGCTACTCTGGGGCTACAGTCTCAGGCGAAAGGAGATATCCTTCTCTGTAGTGACGCGGTTATCGGCTTGTATGAAAACAATATATAGAACCGAAGCGCACTCACGCCTTACGCATTAGGTGAGCCTTCGTCCATCAAGACCCACCCAATTCCTAAACGCACGTTGGGTTCACTTGCTCCATTCGACGTGCATAAACTATTGTTGTATGTGCCTTACCCACACTGTTGTGAGTTGTGTAACTGGCTTCCACCAATCTCCCACCACGACATAACCTTACACACGCCGATTGTACCTTGGTGTAACAACCGTTCTGTGTGCTATCAAAGTCTTTACGTTTGACAGGATTGATCGAGAGTATAGACCATAACACGTCCACGAAACCCATAGGCTCAATCGACAACACGTCGAGGATCATATCGTCGAGTTCACCGTTAGACATGTGTAGTAAAGTTGTGAACATTTGATCTCTTATTTTGAGCAAACTATCTGCGTCTGTCGCATCAGTCACAACTTCTCTGGGTCTGTCGTCGGTGACAACTTCAGCCCATTCGGTAAGTATCTCGTCGTCCGTTTTATCTTCAACGTCGATTACTTCTTCGTCGTCGTCTTCTTCGATGAGAACTGTATCTTCGTCCTCAGTATCAAGCCTGATTGCTATCCACTTAGCTAAGTGAAGTCGCTCTGGAAAATTAGGCTTGACCGTTGCTTTATATCTGTCGCCAACACGAACATCACAAGCGTTCGCCATAGCAACTGAGATGTAACACACCTCGTTTTCTGGTGTGGTTGAAAATGCTGCGCCTGTCTTTGCGCAACCTGTTACTTCTAGAACTGTAGTTGTGTATCTCTGCATCTTAATAACCATTAAATTTGTGTTCATCCCTAACGATGAGTTGATATGTGAACCAAGTTGTGTGACAACTTGGACTGCTCAATGAACACCAAAAGTTATATAAGGTATGTAGGATTTCTCTTAGCAGGGGAGCGCCTTCGACCACTCGGCCACGTCTCCGTGGATGGTGATACGCGTTACGCTTTTGATCTGCAAGAGTTATTTCCATGAGCTTATGTATAACTTTCGATGTCCAAATTAGTTGTGTGGCTGACGCTACGTAAGCGACATCACGGCTGCTTTGTGATCTTCGTATGTTGTGTTCATGTATCGCATGACCATCTTCAAATCACTGTGCCCAAGTAAATCAGCGATCACTTTAGGCGGTACGCCATTACGTGCAAGACGTGTAGCGAATGTGTGGCGTAGTGTGTACGGACTTTTATTTATCTTTAGTTTATCCGTCACCTTACGCCAGTGATACCCGATCTGTTTGTTCGTTTCGAACGGTCTGCCTTCCAGCAAGAACGGATATAAACTTGGCGGTGGATCACTCTTTGGTATTGTTGCGAGTGCCCTGTCGTTAAGGGGCACCCGACGCTCCCTGAGTTCTCCGTCTGCTCCCTTATACGAGCCGAGGACTACCGTACTGTTGGTAAAGTCTACGGCTGTATAAGTTAAACGCATTGCTTCTATTGGTCGTGCGCCAGTATGCAAAAGGAAAGTACACAATCGTCTCACGTCAGGATGCAAATCAGGAAAGATTAATTCTATCTCTTCCACTGACAGCGTATCGGTTTTGTGTTTTCCCTCTCGCGGCTTCTTTATTTTTATACTGTCACGTAACCCTAAAGATGCAGCAAAATTTAGCAGACCTTGTAATTGGTTTAAGTCACGTCTGATCGTAGAGTTCGCATTGCCTTTGTTGACGTGTACCTCTTCAACATATTCCTCAATATCATTAAGGTCTATCTTGTTGACTTGGTAGTCACCAAAGTAATCCGTCAATCGCATTACGTAATCCACTGTAGACTTTGAGCTGCCTGTGTGCGGCGACTTTAAATATCTACGCGCTACGGATTTGAATTTGTTTTGTGCTCCATGAGTATTCTTCGCACCTAACTTAATCGCACCCGATAAAACCTTCGCTTCAAACTCAGCGCATAGGTCTTTAGCGTGGACGTAATCATGTGTACCCAGAGTATGCCTTACTCGTAATCCTTGGAACGAGCCAATGGCGTGGTACATTTTACGACCAGAAATTTTTTTAACTTTGAATAACGGCATCCGTTACACTCCTACGGGTGGGGCTAGGGGAACAACGGGAATACTCCATGCTCTACCACTGACCCAATCTGACTGAGGTACTCCGCACCTCTGCATCATTTTAAATCTCTGAATAATTCTTGACGTTGATGTGCATAAGTAGGACCAATTATAGTGTGACCCTTTAGCTATGTTATGTTTCATATAGTTAGGGAACATTATTCTGTTTCCCTTCTGTAAATCGCAGCGTGTGGATCGTTGCCGACTTCAAAAGTCTTGCCCCAATCTACTGGCAAACCACCAGATGCTTTCTGGTAATCTGTCGGGTCAACCCGTTCCATAATATCGTTTAGAACGAGGGCTGCCTGACCCCTTGTTTTAGTTCCAACCTTCTTGCAGACCGCACGTACATGCAACTTCACAGTATTCTCTCCGATATTTAGAACTTGGCCTATGTCTTTATTAGACCATCCTTCTATTAAGAGCTGTGATGTAACATGTTGCTTAGATGTCATAGTACGTAGCAAAGATAATTCTGCTGCGGATACTTTAACATCTTGAGCAAGTACGTTGCTTTGGTTGGCAGTACTATTACTAAGTAATAAGTTTGTAATAATGTCCAACTTGGCTTCAATTCTGGCTAAGTCGAACTTCAAAGTTTGTACTGACATGTTAATATCTTGATCCTTAAAAGTTGATAAGTGAGTTGATAGAAGTTTATCTTCTATATCTTCTATGTAGTGTTTACGATACACCATTGTCAACAACCTTTTCCTAGTTACGCACAACTTTGTACGTAAAACACTGATAATAAATGAAACTTTTTATAACTTTAGATGTGTGCTTTTAAAACAAAGCAAGCTTTCATACGTTTAACCAAGTAATCTGTATACCCCGACCAAAACTTTTTAAGTTCTGGTGAGGCCGCTAGGTTTTGATACTTTGAACGACACGGCTGTTCGGGGCAACGGGTGTGTACTGCCCATCCTTCTGCAACCATCACATCTAAAATATGGTTGCAACCTCGCTGACTTAATTGCGCACCTTTCGCAATTTTGTTAGCTGAAATACCTTTCTCTCCCCCCTCTAATATAAGGAGAGCGACGTCCCATCTCGACCAAGACGAGAAAATGTAATTACACAACCTCTTATTATGGTCGAGCTTTAAGTCTTCAAGTCTTTTCGAACTTGTAACACACAGATTAAGGACTTCACGTTCAATAGGTTTCATGGTTTGAAAAATTAATAATCAGTTTCATTACCACTACAGTTTCGAAAAAAAATAGTAAAGTAAACTGAACTGAGTTCGCTTAATATACAAGCCTAATGAACATAATAGTTACTAATCGCACACCCGATGGTGTGTTTCGTTATGAACTATAACGTCTGTGAGCATCTCTTTATCGTTCTTCATTAACCAATCGGCTACCTCGTCGTTGTCAAAGTAGATGGGGTAGGCTATATCGCAGTACGTATCACCGCTTATCTTTGCGCACCCAAGTAGAGGCACGATCAGACAACTCAGTATCATCCATAGCTTTAATTTCATCATCGATTACTTTCTGTATTTTTAAATTTGACAGGCGTTTTTCGTCTATCTTTCTTTTGATTTTGTCCTGACCCCTTGCGACACCTGTTGAATAAATTCCAATCAGGCCAAGTACGAACGCTGCGCCAACGAGCGCGTAGAGCTGAAGCTTTTGCATACCAAACATTTACTTCCAGCCTTCTGCCCAAGCCTTAATTCTTTCTCTCATTATATAAACGCCGAAAAGAATAGTGAGGCCAGCAAAACCCAGAATGATATACTGACTTGTTTCGTTCATGCCTGAGAGTGAAGTGACGGCAGTACCAGCACTGGCTGCAACTGTAGCTGCTGATGCCTTAACTGTTTTACTTTGGGTTGGTTTCGTACGCTCGGGCTTCTTAGCCGTTGCTTCGGAGAGCGACATGCCAGCCAACCATTTCTGTACGCGAAAGCCAGGACATGCTTTGGACGAGATGCGATTGTGTCCAATCACTCGCTCGCTCTTTATGTTGTACTGACCCTGTAGCTTTCGTATCAGTTCGTATGCTGCTGCTAGTTGTAGCGGTGTGAAGTGATCGGTTGCTAGGTCGTCTGCATCTGAACCGAAGCCACCAAAAAGTGCGATGCCAATACTATCTTTATTATGACCACGCGCATGACTACCGATCATCTCGATAGGTCTGCCCTGTACGACTTCTCCGTTGCGACCTATGAGGTAATGATATCCAATCGCCTTCCATCCCCGATCTACGACGTGCCACTTTTCCACTTCTTTGACTTGTTCGTTAATTGTTTTCTTATCCCACCAATCGGGACGGGTCGCGGTACAGTGGACAATGATCTGTCTAATCTGTCTCATAGTTTAAACTCCCTGTGTAAACTTTCTGTTTGAGCTTCAAGTGTGAAGTCTATTGGGTTTATTTTAAGAGATATGGGGGGTTTGTCGTCCCATCTGCGAGCTAGGACTAGGCCAGTATCGAGAGCTACGAACAGATACACACCGTCGTAAAAATCTTTACGGGCTTCGTTGACTTTAAAACAGTATCGGTAGTTGTCTGAGTACCTATCTTTTCGGTGGTATGGTTTACGTGACGACTTTACTTGTACGCGAATAATATCACCGTTTGGATGTGATACCCATAGGTCATCGTGAGGGAGGTCTACGTGAGTGGTGCGTAGTCCCAGCTTTTCTAAAACGTACGCCGCATAAAATTCTGCTGCACGTCCAGAGTAAATATTGTTCTGATTGCTCAGTTATCTGTTGCGCAGTAAGTTTTCTAAATGTGTAATGGTCGCTTTTGCTGTCGCTAAATCTGATCGTAATTCTGCGATCTCTCCCAATAGTTGTTCTATCTGCTCCGTTTTATCGTCAAGTTTTTCAGCCAAACGATCTACTTGGTACTTGAGTGTGTTCTGGTACTCAGCGTTAGCATCGCGTCGTGCTTTCTCTCGCATCGATACGAAGCTCCAAAACCCAGCGCTTCCGATTAGTGCTACGGCTAGTGTGATTATGTGCTCAAGTCCCACCATTACTTCCCTATGTCTGCGTACCTATGTCTACGCAACGTGAAATATGAAAGCCACCTTCGGGCTTACTAATGTTTAACATCTGTTCGTTGTTGATACGTTGCAACTCACATGCCTCTTGTGTCGTAAAAATAAATGGCAACGGCTGTATTCTGTACTCGCTTCCAACAAACAATAAAAACACAGCCACCCACATCAGCTTAACTTCTTCTTTAAGTATAGTAGAGTAGCGTAGACTGTTATCAGATATACAGTTGCTATGCTGACATCGACTAGGTGCTCGCGCATATGGTAAATAAACTCTATGCCTGCCTGTACGTCACCTTCAGTATAACCTACGTTTACGTTCTTCGTACCAGTAAAGTTCTCGATGGTTTGTTCCATTTACTTCTCCGCCCATAGGCAAGCTAGTGTTTCGTTCGACTTAGTTACTATTACTTTTGCTTCGTCCTTTTCCTGCTGGCATATTTCTTCCGACCCGTGCGTACTGATTTGGTAGTAGTTAATCTCACCAGTCGTTGTGAAATTGATCCACACTAAAAACCACATGCCCTATCTTCCCTTCCTAGTTCAGCTTTCGTGCAGCGCAGCCCTAGCGGAGCTGCCCCAACTAAGCGATCCCCTTGAACCTCAAGACCCCGTAACCCAATAATCCTAGAAGCCCTAAAAATAGTACGCCTGCTGCTACGTACCCAAGAAATTCCATACGTTCGTTGTGATCTGCTAGTGCTTGCTTGCGTGCTTTGGCGCGTGCAGCACGCGCTTCGTTTTCAAAAATTAGGAAGCGATCCCAACTCCCTGGCCTCCCGTACAAGCGGCACATCGATCTTAAATTTTCTCTATTCTCTTTTAATTCTTCTAACTTTTGGAAAGCTTCGAAGTCGCTGGCTGACTTACCCAAGAACTTATTGTAGATAGAGTTCTTGTCCTTATCTACCATAGCCTTCAGCTTCTCTTCACTATCGAGAACCACACCAATTTTGTCGGCAACGGAGGCTAACTCCTTGCCGTTCTGTATCGATTGCTTGATCACCCCGTATGCTGCGTTACACGCGCTTGCCAGTGCGATTACTTCTGCTACCGCCACGTCGAACTTCTCCATTGACAGACACGGTTGTCTTTGGTGTTCGTAAGATTTTTTGGTACGCAGTCTTTGCTGCCTTACCCCGTCGTGAATTTGATTTTGCTTTACGTGCCATGAAGATCAACATAACCGATATGAGTTTGCTATGTCGTCCTCTAACTAGGAAATAGAACCTGTCTCCAACAAGTACGAGAGGTAAAGTTCACGCCAATCATGCAGTCTCATTACTACTAAGCTTTCACCCAGCTTCTCACCATTACGTCGCGTAATAACAACTGGCTTTTCTGGTGCGTGTGTAAGACGTATGTTTCTTTCTGCTTGCTTCATAGCTTCTCGAACATTTAAACGCTCTACGCGTTTTGCTTCTATAAAAATATCTGGCGTACCGATTATGTCGGCACCACCCACTACTCCTATCTTGCCACCGCCAGAAAGCGGTGCTCTTTGGCATCTGTTTTCATTAAAGATATGATCGTTGAACCAATGTGCTAGGTCTACTTCGTACCTATCACCTTTTCTTTTCTGTGGATTAGCCATTAGAACGGCACCTCTGGTTTGTAAGGCTTCTTCCTCGCCTGAGTTTTATGCTCTTCTTCGTAAGCTATTCGTCTAGCGTCTGCCTCTTTGTCTAGGCATGGGTCGCAACGGTACTGGTTCTTAGCTCTGGGTTTTATACAGCCGCAGTTAAGACAAGGCCGCCTCCACATTTTTGGAGACGGCTTGATTTGGTACTTGGCACCTGGAAAGTATTGAAGATTGAGCCTCATTAATATTCGTTTGAGCGTATCGATACAAACGTCGTAACGCTCTGCTAATTCTTTGTGAGAGTAAGTATTATGAAATCGTTTTAGCCAAGCCACCTCTTCATCAGGTAGCTTTGTTTTTCTTGACATGACCCCCTTCAATGCAATTTCTTGAATGAACATGTTTCGTTTTGTAACATATATACAACTATGGGTAAACGTAAGTTGTGTAAAAATATATACTTTGGTCTTGACAATACGAACGAACACGATAAAATCGCAAGCGATGTAGGCGACTGCAAGCGAATACAAGCTACGCTTAGTAGCTTGTATGAACGCAGCACAAAGACGTAACGTAGACGCGATTTTATCGGTTTTCAAAAACAAATATTACGAACGATTGTGCGACAATTTTTTTTTGTACGAACGGTTATATTGGTTATATTTTTACTGCGAGTTAGACACCCACGATGGTACGACTGTTTCGCGTGTTGATTTCGTCCACTCTTCTACTGTTGAAACGGGACGACCAACCCTGTCTGCAATCTCTCCATCTGATAGCGGTGGGCGAATAGCACCTGTCGCATCTGTCCACTCTTTTGCAAAACCGATAGCCCTTTGCTTCGCTGTCTTTGGGCTAATGACCTTTATCGTGTCGTCCATTGATGATGAGGTAAACGCTAGATTATATACTGGCTCATGCGCGTCAGACCACTCACGAACTTTCCCGTACCGTATCTGCATCATCACGTCTATCCGACGACCTTCTGCCTCGGCAGCAGCTAAGATGTCAGTAAATGGACTAGCAGGAATGTTACCTTCGTAGAGGCCAGCCTTTACATCAGCAGTCTCTTGATCCCAGAACACTTGTGTAATCTTCATCTGAGTTTCGAGTACAGTTAATTGATTAGAGCTTCCTGCTTCTCTGCCCGACGCTGTACCCTCGGACGGTTTGTTGCTGTGGTGCAGCAACCAAACAACCAGCCCTGCATTACGTAACTTCAAACAAAGTTGGTTGATGTACCCCCACTGTTCGGCAGAGTTTTCTTGTAGACCTGGAAACGCCGAACGAATGGTATCGATAACCACATGCGTAGGCTTCGTGGCTTTAATCCACTGCTCAAAATTTTTGATGCCAGCTTCGTTCATTAAGTTCATATCTCGTTGATCGTGGAACGGTGCCCAAATCATAAAGTCACTGGCTGCCTCTCCGTACGAACGACGTGATCGATCAAGAAACTTAGCGATGTTAGCCCTGCTGTTTTCAAAATCGAAATACAAAACTTTTGATCTTTCAGCTATATCGAACGGCCCAAAACGATGTTGCCCAGAACACGCTGCGTACAAAAGATTACGTACGAACATAGATTTACCATGACCACTATACCCAAACACTTGGACAATCGTGCCTGTCGTTGGGACAATCGGATCGATATAGAACTTCATATTATCCACGTACTTCTGTAACTCGTCCAAGCTGTCAGTAGTAATAGGATTAAATACGTTAGGCTCTGGTTGCTTGACCTCTACTATATTGCCTTTCCGTATCTCTGCTTGCTCTGCTCTCTCGCACATCTGGCGCACTTTTTTATCGTCAATATGATTTTGGAAAAACTCATTCATAAAAAGTTGAGCACCACTTTCTAAGTCTGCGCCTCTCTCTCCTTGTCCAGCAAGTGAGGATATATACTTATAAAGCCTATCGTCTCTGCCATTACCGCCACCGTCAGGTAACTTACCTACCTTTGCAACTAACTCTTCAGTGCGCTGCCAAATAGGTTTGTCTACATAAACGTCGTCAAGGCTCATACCTTCTAAACGAAATTGGCTGATGTCTACTACATTACTAGACTTAGAAACTGTAAATCGAGGCGGCTTATAAACAGGCATGTCATCAAAGTCAGTGCCTTCAGATATAACCCATTCGTAGTTTTTGCTTGGCGGTGCAAGGCAGTAACCTTTAGAACCACGCAAGTCCAACCCATCTATCTGAGGCCATTCGCTACCATCAGTTGTAGAGCCAGCTCTATTTTTTATCCACCCCGATCCGCTCGGAAACGAAAAGTAAAAATGACGACCACGTTTTGTCTTTACTTGTATCGGTGTCTTAGTCAGGCCAAACTTCTCTGCTGCTTCGAGAGCCTCATTATTATCGCAATCAACAATAACAAGGCCGCTCAGTTCGCATGAAGCAATTGCTACATTAGCATTTGGTGATCTTTTCCACCATGAAATTACCTCTTCTTCTGAAGGTAATCTCTTCTCGTCAACATAGATACCCCACTTTTCAGTTGGTTGTTTCGTATCTGGTGCGATTGGTATCGGCAACCAGCCCTGATCCAGATACTCTAGTGCTGCGTCTAAGGTGTTCATTCATTTCCTCCGTGAAGTATTGATCGAGGTCAAGCGTAGGCCAAGCCTCTTTGATGCGTGATAAGTAAGTGGAGGAAACAAAGTCTCTTCGTACCCACCCGTAAGGGGTAGTGCGGCAAATGCCTAATGACTTAGCTACGTACGGTGCGCCGCCAAGATCATCTATTAGTTTTTGTATGTCGAAGTGCATTTTTTTTGTTTTCCTCTTGCAATAATGTTGGATGTATCATATACGATACTTAAACACAACCTATGATCTGTATAAAGATCGATAAAATTCAAGGGTCAACTTCATGGAAGAAGAAATAATATTCGGTGACAATCTTCTATCTGTTCCTAAACACCCAAAGGAAGATAGACTTCGCCAACACGCTACCCAATACGCAGAAACCCTAGCAAAGCTTGAGCATCTTAAAGATAATATAGACTATCTTAAAGAAATTTTGCTCTCTGATCTACCCCAAGAGGCAGGAGATTACCCTGTCGAAATGGACGACGGACGTACTCTGATGATTAAGGTACCAGAGAAATGGACGTGGGATAAGAAGTTGTTAAAAGATACCTACGAAGTATCTGGACTTCCTGAATGTGTATCACAAAGTTTTCTCGTTGATCGGAAAAAATACGAAGCCGCCCCCGACAACGTGAGAGAGGTGCTCAAGAAAGCACTGACTATTCAATGCGGCTCACCAACAATCAAGGTTCAACAATGAAGATAACACCGCTCAAGACAACGGATGCTACTATTAGTAGCAAATCCAAGACCTTGGTGTACGGGCCACACGGATCGGGTAAGACAACCCAGTGTGCGAACTACGCCAAACGATTTGGGAAGGGCATCATTCTATCAGGAGAAGGTGGGCTTTCGTCTATCTCTGATATGGAAATTGATTACCTTCCCTTTAGTACGTTTAAAGCAGAGCCTAAAAAAGAAGGTTCATATTCTTTTGTTCAGTTGATGCACTACATGGCATCGGACGAGTTTAAAAAAGAAAAGTACCAATGGGTTGCGATAGACAGCGTGACAGAGCTTTCGCAAAGATGCTTTGCAGAAGTGGAACAGGCGCAAAAAGATAAAGCAAATAGCTATGATCTGTGGACTATCTACGGACGAGAGATAACTGCTGCGCTCAAGTGGATAAGAGACTTGGATATGCACGTCGTAATGATGTCTCTTGCTACTGCAAAAGAAGACAAAAGTAACGGCACGACGATGTACTGGCCTATGATGAACCAAGCTAAAATATCAGAGCTGTTGCCTGCGTTATTTGATAATGTGTTTGCTCTTATACGAAAGACAAACGAGCAGAACGGCAAGATGACCGTTCAAAGGTATTTGGTGACTGACCAAGTAGGTGGTTGGTACGGCAAGGTTCGTGACCCCAATCGTCGCCTAGCTCCATTCGAGAACGAGCACGATGTCACCAAGTTATTGGATATAATTTACATGAAAGATGATGAGTACAAAAAGAGGAGTACAGTAAATGAGTGATTTCATGGGACTAGAGGGCATGGATTTATCCGATGTCGAAGTAAGCACTAACAGAATATTAAGCGTTGGTAGGCACGTCGTTAAGATTAACGATGCTACCGTTGAGAAGGATGATGGTAAAGATACTGCTCGCCTTGTTCTTTCTTACGAAAATTCTGACGGTAGTATTCGTCAATGGATTTATCTGTATCATGGCGGTTCGCCCAAAGCTACCGAGGTTGGCAAGAAGCAGCTTAAAGAGTTGCTCCTAATGACAGGCCACGACGGTAAAGAAGCACCTAACGCCTCTTACTTTAAGGGTAAGTCTGTAGGCATCAACGTAAAGAATGAAGAATATAATGGTAAGACCCAATCGAAGGTGTCTTACTTCTTTACGCCTAAAGAAAAGGAAGCTTCTAGCGGTGACATTAAAGATGACGAAATTCCTTTTTGATGCACCCAATACACCCCCTAGCGCAAAGTGTTCTTGATGCTATAGATCAGGGCTACGAGCAGGAAGATCGAGGAGAGGCACGATGTTATATCGGTGCTAGTATGGCAGGGACAGATTGCGTAGCGCAAATGTCTCTTTCTCTTCGTGGCTTCCCTGATGTACCTGTTGATCCACAGTTACAGAGAATATTTTTTGCTGGGCACAAGATCGAGGATTGGGTTGTTTACGACCTTAAAAGAAGAGCCGATCTTAGGGTGTTTGAGAAAGACGATTTAACAGGTCGTCAGCATAGGAAAGAGTGGCTGAACGGTCATGTGGTTTGTAACTCAGATGGGCTTGTAGACTTTGAAGATGGTTCGGGTCAGGCAATCCTAGAGATCAAATCGATGAACGATGCAAACTTTAAGAAGTTTATGTCAGTCGGAGTAAAGGCATCGCATCGAAAGTATTATCGGCAAATGCAGATGATGATGGCGATGTTTAGGATCGAGCGTAGTTTGTTTGTTTCGTACAATAAAAATAACAGTCAATATCATTGTGAAATAGTTCTATTCGATCAAGAAGAATGGGACGAAATGTACGTTAAGATACAAGCTGCTCTTGATGGGCAGGCAGGACGTGTCGCTGCGACACCCGAAGATTGGAGATGCAAGTCGTGCTTCAAGAGGGAAAGCTGTTGGAATATTCCAGATGTTCGTCCTGCCTGTCGTTTCTGTAAACATAGCTTTGCGAATAAAGATGGTGGGTGGACATGCAAGCTGAACAATCAAGAGTGTGAAGGCACTTGCGATCAGTACGAAATGTTTAGACCAACCGAGAAAGTATAACAATGGACGAAATATTTACTGAATTAAGTGATGCACGTCAGGGTATTATCAGGAAAGAAGCTGAGATCGAGAGTATATACGAACGACTTGAGGCTTTAGATACGACAGATGTTGACGATATTCACCGTGCCAAAACAAAGTTACGGCATGAGAAAGAGCGTCTGGTTGATCTTAAATGTAGAGCAACCGAACTTGAAATTGACCTTATGAGAAGGCAGAAAAAATATGAGTAAGCTGCGCGACCTACCTTTGGATGAGGGTAAGAGACTAATTAACACTGACCGTAACAAAGAGTATGGCGAACCATACGATAACTTCTCTGACATAGCTGCGATGATAACGGCTATACTGCGAAGCATCCTCAAAGATGGTGAGCGCGTACGTGTCGAGCATGTTGCAATGATAATGATTATCGTCAAGCTTTCGCGTATGACCACATCACCCGATAAGTTCGATAGTTGGGCAGACATTGCAGGCTACGTAGGAACTGGATGGGAAGCTATTGCTGTTGATCGGGGGATAAATACCGACTAACCCCAACCATTACCCCAGCCTGATTTACTACCGCCCTTCTTGCTGCGCTCTCCTGCAACACTATCTACGATACCTTCTTTAGCCCAAGACACGCCACCGAGAACTGGTACTCGTCCTACTACTTCTCGAACTGCTGCTCTCTTTTCTCCGTTGGTATCGTCTTGATCCCACCATGATCGAGCACCTTGAAGCACAGTCGTAGCGTCATTGAATAGCCCAACTGTCGGGCCACCAATTGTTTCTAAGTTTCTTTGTGCTCCGTACGCACCGTTATCAGATTGTGAAGCTATGTCGTACATCAGCTCGCCAATAAGACCAAGACCACCTAAAGCTATCATACCATCAAAGTACCAACCCATAAGCATATCCATGTCTTCGTTTTCTTCAAAGGCAGTGGTCAGTGTTTCAGAAAGCTTTCGTTCACGTAAGGTAAACTCCCTGTTATCTTCACCACCACGACCTTGAATAATGTCTTTCGTACCGACAGCTATACCACCCATGGCAGGGCCAGCTACTAAAAGCGCAGCCAGTGGTGCAAGTCTATTGTCACTTTGTCCTACAAAAGCTTTTGCGAAGTTAGCGCCACGTTCAGCAGTAGTGTTACCTCTAAATGCTTCGCCAGCCACAGTGTTTATCAGTCTTGTCATCATCAAAGGATATGATTTCAACTGAAACGCAATCGCACCTAGCGGTGTTTGTGCCCATAACGGTATGTCATTTGGGTTAGGCGTAAAGATCATTTGGTTTGTCAGCTTAATCATAGAAGCCGAAACTTTATCAGCCATTGGATGTTCGTTATTTGTAAAACGGCTTTCCATTATCATATCTAAATCAAGTGACTGATCTTGTACTAACTCACCTAAACCCTCTTCGTTAAGTATACGACGAGCAATACGACCAGCTCTAGAATTCGGACGCTGCTTTAAAATTCTATGCTGGGCTTTAACGTGTTCGTACGATACGGCAGCAGCCACATCTCTCATCATGTCTGTCCAGGGGGTAAGCAATGTGGCGTTAAAAAAGCCAGTCATAAACTGCGTACTATCTACCCCATGAGCAACCGTAAGTCTTTGATGCACTGCGTTTTCTGTAGCAGCACCGATATTTCGGATCATATCTCGATACTCTGGATCAACTGCAAACTTACGAAGAGATTTAACATATGCGCCCATATCACCCGTTCGTACTAACGGCAGCACTAGATCACCAAGAGACGTTAAGGTTGTGAACCCAAGTAGTGTAACTGCGTTGACCCCACGTAACCATTTAGAAGCGTTACGCATAGAAAATGTTCCATGTACTCCATCAATAGGTCGTCGCATTGCAGAGTTCATAAAACCTTGTGCGTGCTGTAGGTTTCTGTTTGATGGTACGTCGGTAAGACCTTTTGTGTCGCCTAGCGCACTAGCTATTGCAGAAGCTCTTTTTTTAAAGTTGTTACGTAAAAGCTCTGCGTCTGGGTTGTCGTCAAGCCTATCACCAAGAAGTTCCATAATGTTAGCTTCTATCTCAGGTGCTGTTTTACCGTCCCTTGCCATATCAATAAGCTGTTGAGCTTTTTGTTCTGCTTCAAACTTATTTTTTATTGGCGCATAGAAATAATCATTTCTAAACGTCTGGGTTTTGGTGCCGTGATCTGTCATGCCTGATCGCGTCCAATTAGTTGTAATAATCTTATTGCTTGAAAGCAGCTTTCCAATAGCCTGACGAGCGTTCATTGGCTGAGACAGGATAGCCATGTAATCATGGTATCCATGTGCGCCTACTCCAAATTTTTCTGATATGTCTATACGATGTTCTAAGTTGTCACTGTATTTAGTCATAGCAACGAGCAGATCATTCTCTAAAAACACACCCAAGCTATCAGGTACATCCATGTCAGCAAACTCTGGGAACTCGTCAAGGCGAATAAGTCTGGTGTAGTCTAAGTGATCTGACTGATCTCCTGCTTTATCGGCGTTACGTTTAAAGTTTTGCGCTGGGTTAGAGTACACACCATCTTCGTCTGTAAGTCTTTGCATTACGCGTCGAGCTGCCGCTTCTGCTTTAGCCGCTTCGCCTGTTCCGTTTCTTTCTGCCAAGAAATACTTTTTAAGTCTGCGAACAAACTCTTCTGGGTCGGCTTGGATCAAGTCCTTGCGCCATACCTGTGGGAAATAGTTTTTCTTTAAGTTGCCAACAAGAGCACCAGATGCACGCAATCGACCAGTAGCTTCGTCAAGATAACCACGTACATGGTCATATGTAATCCTTTCTGATGGGTCAAGTTCACCAACTTTATTTGCATCTCGTAGCGCACTGATAATTCGTAAGTGGCTGGCTGGCTGTGTCATACGGCGTCTTGGGTTGATGCCCATTGCACCCATTGCACTTTCAGCCATCATTTGTGGCCCTGTTCGAAAGTAGTTTGTAAGTTTATTTTTACTATCAGGTAACTCTTTTAGCATTTTTGTAAGAGGTATAATAAACTTACCCATACGTGCGTTTGTTCTTTCAAAGTGACCACCACTTCCATCCGTAGGCTCAAAGAAATTAGCAAGATTTCTTATACCCGAACGGTTCATTATTTTTGAGTTAGTACGAAACGGATTGTAAATATTAGACTTACGTATTTCGGCTGCTGCATCAGCAGGCATACCTCTTCCCCTGGCAACTGCCACCATTGCTTCTAGCGTACGAGCAGGAACGCCAGCTTCTTCTAGTTCTCCTGCTGCTTGGTTTATAACTCGTATTGTGTTGTCACCTTCGACGGCTTGGATTATTCTACCGTTTACTGAGTGAAGCTGTGAACCTTCACCAATAACAGGTGTTGATGCTTCAAACACATCACTTCGTATGTTACGAACGTTTCGGTTAGACAGCATCATTTTAACGTCACCAAGATTTACGCTAGTAAAACCAGCCTCTTGCATTGACTTCTTAAACTTACGAACGCCGCCCATAATTCCTACAACCTTACGTGCCATTTCTTCGGCAGTATGCACACCCGTAATTGCGTCAAGGTCGTTAGCTTCTCTGTTCTTACCTAGTGATCTCATTTGCCCGATTAGTGTAGTGATAAGATCATCTGATCCTGCCATGTTTTCAATAAATACAGCAGGAGTTGTATCTCTTACAAAAACAGGTTCTACAGTTGTAGATACTTCAACACCTAATCCTTGCAATTCTTCGGAAAGAAGATCATCCATTGTGTATAGTTTATCTATGTGGGCTGACGAAGAACTGTTGTCTAATCTGGCAGTATTAATCTTTGCCCTTGCTAAACTAATTTGATCGACCAGCTCTGTTGCATCTTCTTTTTTATCTACTGGTGCAGAAGATATTAAAGCCTCTCTTACGTTCTCCATCGTATTGCTTGGTGCTCTAGTTACATATTGACCAGAACCAAACACACCATCTCTTACACCGTCGCGATAAAAAGGAATAACGCTGTCGCCAGTAAACTCTCGCACGGCGGCATACCCAGAAGCTGTGTAGTCGCTAATTATTTCGTGAGAAAAGTCTTCAGCAAACTCTGCTGGTACACGGTCAACAAACCTAGTTCGAGGACTTCCTTTTGATGGATTGGCACTACCGATCATGTCTCCATAGGCAGTGATGCCAGAAAATCTTTCTCTCGCAACAGGACTTTTAATCATGCCGTTGAGTACATACCCAGCAGCTTCGGAAGCGTCTTGCTCTAGCTCTTCCAAAAAGTCATCAAACAAGTCAGCATCTTCGCCATCCATTATTCTAGAAATAGATTTTAGCTGTGGCTTACTTGAGTTAATGTCGTTTACTTCAGCAAGTGTATCGGCAAAAAGTTTCTCTGGCGATATGTTAAGTACTTGAGATGCCTTAGATAATACATTTCGAGAAGCGTGCGTAATAACATTGCTAGAATACAACGCTTCTCCTACGAACGTAATAGCTTGCGTAACATCATCGCTTCGTTGCAAATTTGTCGCTGCTGTTCGTACGGCTTTTCTGTACGAAGAGTACGAATTTGCGTCAATTGATTGTGGCAGGCTTTCTGACCCAAGCCGAGCCATCCTTGCTGTAACTGTTCTAGCAGCAAGTTCGGTGTCGTTGCTTCGGTGTGTAATGCCTCGGAGATACTCACGCATTTTCATTGTAGCATTTGATGGTATCCCATTCTCGAAAGACGTACCCATATCTTGTGATTGCTCGATTATTATAGCATTACTTACAGGTGTGGATTGTCTAGCCTTTCGAGCCTGCTTTCTGGTACGCATTAAGTGTTTTAAAATATTAGTTGCTTGCTCTGGTGATGCGCCAAAACCCTTTATAACCTGTCCGTCTGCTGACATAGCAAGGCCAAGAGTTATTTCTGGTTGCTGCACAGATACTGCTATACCCTGATTGCCCCCCGTTTTTTCCTTGGACTGCATTTTATTAAAGATCGCCTGCTCTTCTTGAGTAAGCACAACATCTTTTGTTTCGGTATTAACAAGATGCTTAACTCTATTAGATAGCTTCTTACCAAACTCGGTTGGCTTACCGTCTTTACCTATCTGACGACGATACTCGCTAAGAGCTTCAGCAAGTGAGTAATTGTTTAGATCATTACCCTTAGTGGATTTTGTTACCTCTCCTGCAAACTCTCTGGCGTTTACTTTACCCTGATCTTGCATAATAGTTTGCATAGTTTTCTTAAACTTAGCTCTATTAAGATTAGTGACGCGCTTTACTTTTTGCTCGAAGTTCTTGATCTTTTCTATCTTTGCAGGAGTGAAAGAGTTTGCTTGGCGAAGCGACAACACTACGTCTGAAAGCTTGGCTTCTGGTATATCACCGTACTCAATGTCTAGGTATGCCTCATTGATTTCGTCAAGCTTACCCTCTGAATATCTCTCAAGACCTTTATCCCAAAGCTCGATAATGTCTTTTTCCATATCAGAGTGGAATACAGAACCACCAATAATACTATCATCGCCTGCTTCGCTAACGGTGTAATCTGTAGATGCAGTGATCTCGTTTATTTGTTTAGCGTAATCACTCATACGCTTATGGCCTTTGATTGCTTTAAAAGCACCAGTATACCTACCGATAAGTACTGTATCTGTTGGCGTAATCTTGCCGTCTACTGAGCTACGTCTTGCTGCAATACCACGCGCTCTTTGTGTCATCGTTATAGATGAGAAAGCGTTTGCAATAGACCTTGCGGCAAAGGCAAGTTTTGCTGGATCATGTAAATCAGGGTATCCTTCACGCGCTGCTTTAAACGCATGGATGCCTTCTCTGATTTCCATATACCTTGCCTGCAATGCTTTACCCAGTTTTGAGCTTGCATCTTTAGGGTTTGTAAACCTTGTGCGTAACGCTTCGTCTTTGTTTGCAATCATTTTTTCAAAGATTGCTTCGTACTCTTTAGAAACAAAATGCCTGTTTGTAATGTGGTTCCATAGCTTCTTAATAAGATCAGCAGCTTTATCAAAAAAGCTCATAGGAGCTATAGGAGCATTGTATTTGTGGTGTGCATATGTCGCGAACTGATTTGCAAAAACTTCAGCCGCATTTTGTTTTGCATTAGCAACCCCTGCGCTTTTGCCATTTATTTGTACGAGGGGAGAATGTGCATCGAGCAAAGTTCCTTCAACCCTGTCAGAGACAAAGCCTCCGTCAAACTTACCGTTAGCGTAATAGTATTCACCAACCTGTTCCCAAAACTCTCTTTTAAGTTCTGGCGTCATTAAGTTATCGTAAGCCCAATGACCAAGTTCGTGCATAATTGTAAACGATCCAGTTATGCCAGTCTTTGTACCGTCACGATCCATTTTGTCAGGATCAAGAAAGATGCGGTTAAAATCATCACCCATTATAACCGCGCCTTCAGCTTCGGCTTGTAGGTTTTCCATATAGTTCGGAGAATTTATAGTACGGTCTTTAAACGTTTCTGCCTTTGCAGAATAAAGACCATTTACGTTGTCATCCATCATAACTGATAAATCGTAATTTTTTAGCCGCTCAAATATTGGTGCTCGATCTGATGGAGATATTGCTCTTATCATTCTCTCAACGTGAGCAAACTGGGTTTTATTAAGATTAGTTGCTAATTTACGTAACTGATCTACAGACTTTTGAATACCCTGTGTTGGCTTACGTATGCCAAAAGGAGCTTCGTTTCCTATTACTTCTAGGTAAGCGTTGATGCTATCTAGCTTACGTTCAAAATCTACTTCTTGCCCTCCAACAAAAGTTCTCCAATCAGAACCTTCAAGATCATTAAGCACATCATTCAAAGCGCCTATGCTTGGCTGAGAAGCTAAAAAGTCGTCTAATGTTTCTTCTACCACACCGCTATCAACAAGTCTCGAACCAATCCAAAGTCTATTGGCAAGCTGTTTACCCTCTGGTGTAGAAGCAAGTCTTTTAATATCTACAACCGTAGCTGCTATATCTTCGTAGTTCATCGGCCCTTTGGGTACATTCGTACGAACTTCTTTTGGAGCAGGCTGCGCTCCGATAGAGTTCTTCTCATCAAACGGTACGAAGACACTTTTAAGAATGTCTCGATCTGTTGCATTACTTGGTCGCTTACCGTTTACTTCCCTCGGTACGTAGCCAATGTTATAATTCTCAACAGTATCTTTACCCAATAGTACAGCTAGTCCATCGCCACGTAAAATTTGTGGTTCGCTAATAACTCTGGCTTTTCTTTCTAATGTCTTGGGTAAAATGATAAGAACCATATCATCACGAGTAGTAGGGACATCAGGAAGTGTTTGTACTTCAGTGACATCGTTACCGCGCCCGTCAACAACTTTAGTAACTTCTTCATCTACTTCTAATCCTCCTTTTCGAGCCTTGGCTTCGATAAGCGATTGCTCTTCTTCAAGTCGGTCTACGTCTGCGTGCTTAGTAAAGCTCTTCTCTGCTTCGTCCATCATACGTTCAAAGTCTTCTCGAACAGTAATACCCTTGCTATCGTCTACGATAATGATTGGGTTCTTTTTGTTAGATGGCTGTAGTCCTGCCCGTGCTTTTGCTTCGGCTTCTGTGGTATATACTTCGAACTTTGTATTACCAGATTTTACGTTTCGTACGAGAGTTCCGTATACCACCTGGCCTTCTTTAGCATTTACATTTCCACGTAATCGCATCCCTGCCCGTGCAGCAAAAGAATATACGGCTCTTAGCTTGCCGTTGTTTAAATCCATTTCCGCTCTGGCTCTAGCGGCTTCTCTGGTTTCGTTTCGACGCTGAAGCATATCAGCGCCCTCGGTAATTGTACGTCCGTCGCCAACGTCTAGACCTCTTCTAAACAGTTTGTTTATTTTAGAGGTTGTTCTTTTTTCACCTGTTTTTGGGTCAATAAAGTTTTGGAACACACGGCCTGCATACTTATCAAATGCTAACGCCTCACCAGATTTTTGCGTACGGTCTGCGACCCTGCCAGCAGTAAACTTTAAATCGTCTGACCCAGCTTTTGCAGACAGCTTTGTTTTAAAGTCGGCAACCTTTTGTTGGTTTTTAAGGGCTAAGTATGTTTCACCGCCTTCGTTATCAAGTAAATCAACACGACGGCGTACGGCTGCTATAATCTCTGGGTCAAACGGAGTACCGTCGTCTGCTGCTGCTTGGATGGCTGCTGCTACATAGTTACGAACTTTTTGCGCTCGTAAGTGTTCGTAATACCCAGATGATCGTACGAGATCGTAAAAAACAGCATCGGCTGCTTCGCTTACTTCTGCTATCTCTGGTGCATCGGGATCAGTCTTGCCCTCTGCTGCATTTTTTTGAGCCGCTACAGTTGGGTCTGTAAAACTTGCTTCGTCAGGTTTACGTACTTTTAACTTAGATACTCTACCTTCTCTATTAGCAATAAAAGAACGAATAGCTTGATTGCCTACTCTTGTTAAAACGCCCTTTTTATTAACACCACCATCTACGGAGCCAACAATAACTTCTAAATCTTTTTGAGTTAGGGGTTTGTAGTCAGTGCCATTTTTCTCGTTTGCTTTTTTTACTTTATTCTTATGAGTAGCAAAATCTTTTCCAAGTGTTTTATTAAGACTTGTTTTCTGCGCGTCCGACAGCTTGAATTTAACAGGCTTAGACTTGGGTAGTTCCATTACCTCAAAGGTCGGCTCTTCTGCTTCCCCTCCTTCTGCTCCTGCTTCAGCTAGGTCTTTCGATGTTTCGTCAGCCGCATCGTCTGCTGCGTCGCCAGCTTTTGTACCCGTTACTTTTTGAGCTTCTTCTCCTAACGCTTTTGCTTCTTCTACACTCATGCCTTCGGCATCTGTAACTGTAGGTTTAGTTGCTCTTGCTGCTGTTTCTGCTGCACGGTTGCCTGCTATTGCCGCATTGTCTAAACGAGCCGCACGTTCCACGTCTGTTGAATTAAGAAGCTCTTCGAATACTTTATACTCTTGGTCGTACTCGGCTTTAAGGGCTGTTACATCATCACCTTTTGCTTGCGCTGCTGTTAATGTTTTTGCTTTACCTTCAAGCTGATTATCAAGAGCTACTACTTTATTGACTGCCTGCTGGACATCAGCTCTTTCTTTTTCTATGTCTAGCAAGTCGTCTTCTGCATCAGCTCGTAACTCAGGAGCCAATGTATCGTCGGATGCGTTTGCACGAGCAATACGCTCAAGATCAGTAAGCTCTGTAAGACGACTATCTAATTTTTCTGACAGAGGAGTTCCAGGTCGCCAGTCTAATGCTCGTTGAGCAGGCGCTCTAGATGCTAACGCACCAATAGGCGCACCAATTCCAGCAGATAAAACACCCTCTAATGCACCTACTTTAGCTATGTCGCCTACGTCGTACTCGTCTCGGATGCCCTGTTGTATCTGACGTGTTTGCTGTAATGCTTCGAAGCCAGTACCGATACCCGTACCCACGGTGCCTTCGAT